GTGCGGCTGTGGGAAGTCGCCTCTGGTGATTGTCTAAGAAAAATTCAAGGTTTTAGCTGGGGTGTTTTAAGTGTAGCCTGGAAAGCTACACCCGAAGGCTCTTATCTGTTGACTGGTAGTGAAGATCAGCTCGTTCGTCAATGGAAAGTGGTAGCAGACAGAGCTGAATATAATGCTCTCCTGCACTGGATGTCCCCGCATAGAGAACTCAAAGTGACAGATAGCTTGGTGGATGGAGTGAAAGGGTTAAGCGAGATGAATATAAGGCTGTTAAAGCAACGTGGCGCGCGCTTCTCAGAAAATAGAGTTTTAGACTTTTTTCGGAGAAATCTTAACATTTAACTCGGGATGGTCGACTGTTTTTTAATGTAAAAACCCGCCGAATCTTATTGGTGAATGTGCTGCAATTGCTTATAGAACATTCTCAATCCAATTGCTTGTTCACGCCATTGCCAGCAGGAACTGGCGTTGAAAGCGTTGACTTCGGCAATTTCAGCAAGCGAAATTTGGGCGGGTTCTCGGTCAAACTCGGTGGCAACTCCGGTAGGTTCATCGGCAAACGCGGCGTTGTAGTGGCGCACGAAGCCAGTGTTAACGCCAAAACAGTCAGTATCCGCTTGGGTAACATAGATGGGTACTTCTTTGATAATGGTGTCACCTTTTTCTTTGACAATTTTGATGCGTTCACGGTATTGAATTTCAGTTTGTATAACAACTTTGGCTTGGGCTTCAATTAATTGGGCCGTAGCGGTTGCAATGCGCGCTTGATAAGTTTTGAGTTCAGCTTTGCACTGGTAAATCTGTCCTGTATACCGCCATTTCTGTACTGTCCAAGCTGCACTGCTCGCCAGTAAGGCACTCGTCAGTATGAATAAAACTGGCAGCCGCTGGCTAAAAAGACTGATGAACCCGCCCATTACGTTTGACCTAAACGCATCATGTTCGTTAATCGCACCGCTCGTTGATTCACTTGCATCGCCCATTTCGATTGCAACATCGCATCGGCTGCCTGTGTGTATTGGCTACTTTGTATCAAATGCAGCGTATGTTTAAACCCTAGCAATTTGCCAATCCCTAAGTTGAAACACATATTCGCCAATACCCGTTGGCGCACAGGATCAAGCGATCGCCACCACAGCATATGTTCATCCAGCTCGCTTTCAACACGGACTATATCGTTGCTCAGTAAATGATCGTTTTCAAAGGCGCTAATACCCATATCGCTCAAATTACGTCCCGTGCCAATCGTGAGTTTGCCCACCGTGTCCGTATAGGGTTTAAGCCTCACGCCTTCATCGCGTTTAAGCTCAGCAGTGAGCAAAAGTCGGTTGTATGGATCCATCCGATTGACTCAATTCGAGACTTCGAATGCCGCCGGTGCCGTCAAAACACTCGCTTTAGGTCCGAGCCGGCGTATCCCCTCGGCTAAGGGCCGCGCAGCCTGTGGACGCTTCGCAAGCGCCGCTGCCGACAGACGATTCAGAAACGGTAAGTACGGCATACTCGCGGCCATTAAACTTAATGGAATGGCAGGCTGCTTTAATCCACTTGCCAGCGCAGCCATATTGAGCAGTCGGCCAGCCGTACCCGAATCAGGATAAGCTGAACCAAATACGCTTCTCCCTGCATCCGATAAATCTTCCATCAAGGCCGATCCCCGTGCATAATTTCCTTTACCCACGCTTTTATCCATCGAACGCACAACAGAAGAGAGTTGAGCGGGTGTAAAAACTCCGTCGGTAGAACCGATACGCCCTGATGCATCTCGAATGCGCGTATAAGCGGCATACCCATCGTTAATTGCTTTTAATTGCCCAGCATGTTCAGGGTTAGAGCGCTGCAAGCTAGCCCGAATGGATCTGCTTATCTCATTCAGTGCCGTACCCAACTCCCGCTTATCGAATGACGCATCACCTCGATAGCCCGAAGACAAGCGGCCTAGCTCACTTTCTACCGCTTTAATGCTCTCGCCTGATGCATGACCTTGTGGCGTTAAATGACGAAGCACTTTTTCACGCAGAATTGTCTTAAACGCTTGAACCTCTGCCTTCGGTAACGTATGAGCCATGCGGTGCAGTTGATTGATTTCCGTCTTAAATTGGTTATCTGCACGAAACTTTAAGTTGGGTAGCAAAGTAGTGTACGCATCAGACAGTTGGCGCGAGACGTGCCTCACTCCTTCACGTCCAACCTCGCTAGAAACCTTTTCTTCAATGGGATCTAAAGCGCGACGATAGGCAGCACGGTTAAGATCTTCCACAGCGCGTCGGCGAGCCGACGTAATCGCATCCCCTACGATTGGCATGCTCGTTAATTTATCTTCAATCCTCTGAGCCGTACCGCCCATGATCTGCCCTGGCGTAGGATTGATACCTTCTTCAAGCAATACCTTCACGTTTTTATTGGTGGAAGCCTTGGGGCTTAAGATACGCGCTAAAGCACCAGCCATCCCCGTAGTTGCACCGCCTGTCATGGCACCAAGGGCCACTTGCTTATTTTTTTCTTTCCAGAACTCTCCATCTGTCACCGGCTCGAGTGCACCCAACACACTTCCTAAGCCTGCGCCGGCTGCTAAGCGACCCGCCAATGCAGGCCCCGCAGTGGGTACCGCAGCAGCCAACGGCGCTGTCATCCCCATATTGCCAGATAGACGCGCCCAATCCGCTCCACTTTGCCCCATTGCCTGACGCGCCGCTTGATAAGCCGCTTCTCTTTGCTTGAAGGCTTCATTGCTCAGAGGCACCAGGCCCAGCGCTTGAGTGACTGGACCGATGGCGGGCAGATCATTCACATACTGAATACCTTGATTGATAGCACCAGAAACCTTATCCGGCAAGGCATTCATGACATTCTGTGCGAATGCGTCGGGTAGATCACTGACGCCTTTGAGCATTTGCATTGGAACAAACGCCGCTTTTTGCCATGCTGTGGGAACTTCCGCAGGCGTATTCGCGTCATTTGCCAACCTAACAGGCTCATCTTCCCAAATCACTTCCGCAGGGTTAACCCCAGGAGCAATTTTAGAGCCATACATTTGAGCTGGCATAGCAGTAGGCTCGTCATCCCAAATCACTTCCGAGGAATTAATTTCAGGGGTAACTTTGAATGTTCTAAGCGGCACGGCGTGCTTCAGAGGCTGACTCACGGCGCAAACTCCATATCGCCATTTGAATATTGAATGACGGATCGGCCATCTTTTAATTTGCCCCGTCTGACAATCTCACGCGGCATCTGAGCATTAGGAACGCTCTCTTGAATCGGCTGTTGAGGCAACTTAGCTTTTAGCCGAGCAGTATCTTGCAACGCATTCCCCCGCAATTCCTGAAATGCTTGTTTAATAATATGCAGATTCTTCACCACCTGTTCATAGCTTTGCGCTCGATCTAAGCTCCCCAAGGCATCTTCAATCAATCGGGTTTGCTTTTCGTTCATATTGCCAAAGCCCGTCGCGCCCGCAGCACTGCCCTTACGCATGTCTTGAATTACATTCAACGCAATTTTCGATTTAATCGTGTCTAAATCGGCCTTCGCATTGAGCTGTTCATCTGACATCGATAGAGTGGGTTTGTGGCTTAGGATAGAACCCGTCACACCATTTAACCCTTTTGGATTTTCCAAAAGCCGATCAATGTATTGCAAGCCTCGATCAATCGAGGATAAGCCTGTTTCGTTCAGCGCCAGATGTTGGCGTACCGTCTCTTCCGCTTGGGTTTGGCGATCATCAAGCTGTGCTCGCTTATAGTCAAGATTCGCTTGTTTTTGTTCAACATCGAGCTGCCGCATAGGCGATGAAGCCTCAGCCATCGCTTTGTGCGCTTGTGCAGTGCGCAATGCAGCCTGCGCTTCTTGTGCCTGCTTAAAAAAATCCGCCATCGCCGGATTGCCTGTATGAATGCCGCCCTGAGCACGGTCCATCACATATCCGGTATCCGCAATGTTTTGAAATGGCTCATACGTTTTATCCGACGCAATCGACACCAGTCGGTTCTGCAAATCAAGGCCCTGTGAGCCAGCCGGAATCGATTGACGCGCCTCGCCCAATAATGCTTGCTTTTGAAAATCGCCCGCGAATTTCGATACCTCATGGTGGCCTGTCTGCCCAAACACTTTGTAGGCCGCACGTAATGCATTCGCATAATGCGGATTCTGCTGTGCCAGTGCCTGAATATCGGGATCGTTATCCAGCCACTGAGCGATGTTTTTTCGATTGTCCAGCGTGTAGTTTGAGGCGTCAGCTTCTGCCTGCGCTCGCATCTGTTGAGCACCCATTAAGCCCGCTTGCATCTGCGCTTTCTCTTTGACCATCGGCCCCATGGCTATGGCCTGAAACAGTTTATTGATCCCTGTACTGATCGGCTCGGCTGCCAAGCCGTTTAGTTCGAAACTCATCTGCCTATCCAAAAACGATAAAACTTCTTTAACTTAATGAGGCTAACGCATCATACCCATTTGCCCAAGCCCTGATAGCACGCCACCTCCAAGCTGCATCCATCCATTCGGAATCCCCGCTTGTTGAATTCCGGTACGATCTGCTCTCATCTGACCCTGGCTATAATTCCCCAGCAGGCCGACCCTTTGGCCAGTATCTGCCAGCCCTCGTATCTCATTTCGCCGTAGTTGCTCCGTCGCTTTTATACCGCTCAGAATTCGGGCCAGCGCCTGTGCATCCTTCAATCGTCTTTCCTGAGAGTGTTTAAATTCATCCAGATAAGAAGACGATACATTCCCCTGCACTTGGGGTTTTTGCTGCTGGATCGACGCTCTAATCGGCTGCATCATTTCCTGCTCGAACTGCTCAACCAACTGCCCGCGCTGCTGTTGGCGTACTTCAGGCGCAAATTGAAGAGCCATATCCATCACAGCCTTTTCTGCCTGCTGCTGATAGTCGCGCTGCCTTTGCAGGGATAGATTTATTTCATGTTGCTGGCGTCTATGTGCATCCTGCGATGTTTTCTGACGCAACGCAGTACCTGCTACCATCGACGCAAGCGCGGCCCATAACGGAATCATTTAATCTCCTCTTTTTTTACACAATCCGGCCACTATCCCCATCTCGTACACTGTGCGCCATACTCGGGTTCCATTGCTGAAACGGCGCGTAACCTGAGCGCTGGCCCTGCATCTGCTTAGTGTGCAGATGGGCATTCGCCAGGCTGTCAAACAGACCCTTTATATTCGTCCCTGTATTGGGCAACATCGCGTTGCGCGAGTTTGTCGCTAAGGTGGCGTGCGCCATCCTAGCCATTTCTGCCGGATCAATTCCTGCTTGCGCCTGCGAGATCAACTGGTGTCGCGCCTGGTCGTCTGCATTCTGCCAGTTGGCTAATGCCTGGTCGCCGATCCTCTTTGCTCTGAGTACCCCTTCGTCTCTACGGCGTTGCAGCTCAGCATTGCTATAAGTATCAACAGAACCGCCCCGCAGACCTGACCTTGCCAAGCCAAACAAATTGGCCCGCTCAGCTTCCGTAAACTGCCGCTCGACGTCTCGTGCATTTAAATCTGTAATGTCCTGTCGATGCGCCTCATACCCAGGGTTTTGCTTCGCCTGATTGAAAATCTCATTGATTTTCTGCATGGATAAGTTAATTCGTTGTTGACGCTCAAACTCTATCTGACGTGCAGCGCTACCATCATCATGGCCACCACCGCCACCAAGACCAAACATGTTTCCCACAAAACCAAGCGCGTTTCCCAAAAAACCCATTATCTTGCTCCCAATACATCGTAATAGAGTGTTACTGCCTCCAGCCTGAAGGGCTGATTGGACAAATGGTGAAACCTCAACGAGAATGCCGTACCTGCGCAAGTAACTGGAATTTTCCCGCCAGATCGGGTATTGCCACGAATACGAACCGGCGAGGTAAAGGCATCTGACTGGCGCACATCAAACGCCACAGAGAATGTGCACTCTCCCTCCATCACCAAATCCGCCCCCTGTATCCGTTTTAGCTGCCCTGGAGTTTTGAAATCCATATAGGGCAGCTCTAACAGCACTTCAATTGGCGTACCCGCATCGTCATGAGCATTTTCATCAAAGCGATAAATGTCATCTCCATTGCGTAGATACAGAATGCCACCCAGTTCAGCAAAGGCTTCTACCTGAAACGGCAACTCGTAGCGCGACCACGCGGCGATTTTTGACGTGGCTGATATAGAATAAACAAAAATTTGATACCCCATCATGCATAGATACTGCCCTGTGCCGTAATGGAAATACGCCATCGGAGCAGACTGCGCCGCCTGGGTTTCCCGTCGCACCAACACATCGATTGGACTGCCAATATCGACATGAGTCAGGCGATCCGTATACTGCATCGTCGTAATCGAGCGGAATCCAAAATCTGACAAAAAATATAAATCGCCGCTCACATTGGTGACCGTGCGTGGGAAAGAGGTCCCCACGTTTTCCACGACATCCGACAATTTCATCGCTTGCGGATCTGAGTCGAGCGCCCACATCTGAACACTGTCACGCGACAAAACAGCCAGCTCATTCCGATATATCCCCAGCCCATTTGCGTTACGTTCACCCCGCGCATTCAGTCCTGTTGGCAAAGCCCCCGCATTATTAGGGCTAGACCAGTCGCGCGGCCTACCTGCTGCGCTATACCGTACGACATCTCCCGCCACCGCAAAAATCCTCGACGCGGCTTTAATTACGGCGGGCGTATGCGGACACTGCGGATCCGTAATCGCTGTCTGAGGACTACCGTCTAAATAATGATGTCGAATTGTCCCGTCCTGATACTCAACCGAAGCATAGATAAACGCATCAAATACATCGGTAAACCAGACTTGCTTCAGCGCACGCTCACCCTCTGGATGCGCCACTTTATGCGCTTCAAATCGAGTATCGGCGTGCGTTACAGATCCTTGCCCGTAAAATGTATGCAATTTGCCAGACGCCGCAAAGAGTCCTCGCGTGCCTGGCTCAAGCGTTGTCACCTTCACCAAGCCTGGGCGCTTTTGTGTCGCCAGCCCCGTTGTCACATAGGCATTTTTCATCTCGCGCAGGCGATTCGCATCCGAAACGCTCGCGCCTTTTCTTAAATCAATGCCGAGATCAAATCGGTCAAATGTAATGGATTTAACTGCCATTTTTTTATGACTCCAGAAGGGTATAGCCCCGTGCCGTCTTGATCACCTGCACCGGAAAAACTGAGTCTGTGTTTTGTACGAAATAGCGTCGCTGGCCGTGTTGCCCACTTTTATAGTGCGCCAACAATTTTTCAAAGGCTTGACCAGGCACTTGCGCATCGGAATGGTGATAATGGGCTTTCGCTACCGCCAGCGCATACAACAAAATCAACTCATCTGGCACACAAGGCCGATCATCATCGCGCTCAAAGCGTCCAAGCGGCGCACTATACTCAATGATGAGTTCATATCGAGCGTCAGGTATCGGCCACACTTCGAGTTGGTTCATCAGCGTGTCATAGTGGCTGGGCGTGCCCTGGGTACCAGAAGGCTGTGCGATACCGTGGACCAACGGGGAGTAGGCATTGCCCCTTTTGACTGAGATCGAACGTACCTGCGCTGGCTCAATCGGCTTATCTTCCTGCCTGTTGTGCCAGTCATAAAGGGATGAACCGGGTGAAGTCGTGATCGTAGCCCGCTTGCGGCGCAGAGGCAGGCCGCCGACTTTCGCCACATAGGTATGCGCTTCCTGTAAAAACGAATTCAGAAGATCACGGTTGTTTTCAGAGGCGGGGCCTTGATGAACGAACCCCATGCGCACCCGCAACGCTTTGCGCAACTCGCCTAATGTGCGGTTCAATCCTTCACTCATGCCGCTTCCACCTTCAAAATCACCTGGTTATTCACCACCGATAGCGACAAGGTCAAGGTCGATTTACCTGCGATCGACACGGTATGCTTACTTTGATCAACGCTTGCCAGTTTAGACGCAGCGCTACCGGCTGGATCAAATAGCGTGCCAATATCCGCGCCGGTCGCAATCTTCACACCCGTATTCGCGGCTCCTGTTCCCGCGGTATGCAGCCGTCCGACTTCTAGATCAACCAGCGCTGCACTATCCCGCCCATCATCGACGCGTAAGCGCGTATTGTTCGGACGCAAGCGAATATTCGCACCGGAAAAATCATAACGCGGCGCAGCAGCTGAAATAGCCCCTGAAATCGTGCGTGCCGCTAAGCCACCTTGTAGCGATTGATCGGTATCCAGGTCGTTTAAAATGACACGGGCGTAATCCACTCTACCCGTTGGCCCCTGTACGCCCGACTCGCCGCATTCACCTTTGTCGCCTTTCGGGCCACGTAATCCTTGAATGCCTTGCGCCCCTTTATCGCCTTTATCTCCTTTAGGACCTCGGCTAAATTCGAACGCTTCAGACCAATCATCACACTCATCCGAAAGCTTAAAATAAAGTCGCCCTGTATCCATAGCGAGAAACGATGTTCCCGTTGGCAGTGCGCCATAATTCGTCCGCTCGTTTTCTAATGCGCGCACCTCGGCTTCAAAAGAAGGCCCCACTTCACCGCGCGGGCCAACCTCGCCTTTATCCCCTTTGGGGCCTGGCTGACCTGGCTCGCCTTGCAGTCCAGCCGCAGCCAGCGCCGCTAGCGCTTCGGGCATCAAGTGTCGAGCCCCTACCGTCTGCGCTTTGAGCGACCCATCATCTTCTTGAAGCAACGCTGCATTCGCACGCACATCAGAAAGCGTCTGCGAGACTGCATCCAACTCAGCATTCAATGCGCCATGGTCGGTCCGGTCTGGATTGTTATTTAAAAAATTCTTCTTACGGTGATAAGGTCTGGGCTGGCTCATACTTTGCTTCGACCTGAAAGCGTGCGGCGACCGTCTTCAATAATCTCGCCAATATCCATCCCTTTGCGGCGTTCAAACCAGCGCACCATCGCCCCGACGATCCACCAAGCAGGCAATCCTGCTAACACTTGAAATGGTGCACAGACATACAGATAGCCAAACATTGGATCAAATTGATGCGCTTGAGTCAGAAGCTTGGCAACCTCGAATAAGCCAGGCCAAGCCCAATACGCTGCCATCGCGGCCAGTGGCCCAAAGATGAACGATAAAAAGAATGTACCGGCCAAGCGAGCCGCACCCTCCTGCGCATTTTTAGGCCAGGAAAGCAACAGCGTCAGGATGATCGTCATCACTGCAATGGCGGCTTGCGCGCCGATATACTTAATTAGCGCAGCGATGCCCGTAGAGGTAGTGGGTTCCATCTGTGAAGTCCGAGACATAATAAATTGATTGAATCAGCAATTCTGACTAATAACCGAGCGCAAACCATTGAATTTCCCACCCTGCTTGGCCTTCTGCATTGTTATCAAAGCAGCGTAATTGGGTCCCTTCTTGGGATCGTCCCGACGAAGATTCGGTAACTGTCACGCATAGTCGGCCTCTATACATGCCTTGAATGCACAAACACTTGTTTAAGAAAGGCGTTAAAAACTTGATTTCTGCAATGCCGCCAGCCCTGGTAATGATCTCGCCCCACTGGAGGATGAACCCCCCTGGTAGTTTTTGATAACCATCGTCTGCGATGGATTTATATCTAGGCTCGTCAAACATCCTCAAAATAGCCGTTTGTGTGAAAGCGGTCGTGGCGATCCGTGTACTCTTATCATCTGCATCTGGCGTCGAAGCGTTGGGCGTGCCGATCAAAAAGAGATCAGGAGCGAGCTTGTCGGTGGTGACACTCCCATCGGCGGGTGTACTGAGCTGTTTGGCTTGGCGGACCATTTTTTGCACACGACTGATCGCTTCTCGCGCCGTATTGGCATATTGCGAAGCTCGTTGCGCTGCGCTTCCCACCTCGTTTTTCGTCCTGATGGCCTCTGTTTTATTGAGTGCCACCTGCGACCGTGCTTGTTCCGCCTGAGCTTTGCAGATCTCAGCCTGAGTCTGCACCTGCTCCGCTTTTAATTGAACGGTCTGAGCCGCTTTATTCACCCACTCACTGAGATGATTCGTTTGCTGAACCATTTCTTGCACACTATTTTTTGCTTCTTGCGCTACGCTGGCAGATTGGAGCGCCTGCCGAGACGTTTGCGCAAACTCCCTGGCAACTCCGGCCATATGATCCGCATCCCGTTCTGCCTTTTCTTGCAATTGCCGGCACTGTTCCGCAAAATGTTTTGCTTGCCCGTGTGCTGCTTCAGCACGCAATGCAAAACCACAGGCTCCAACTTGCGATTCCTGGGCTTTTGCCTGCAACTGCACGACCTCTTCTTTCGCCTCTAAAGCCGTTTGCACATTTAAAATGATCAGTTCTGCATTGGATTGGGCTATCTCAGCCGCTTCGTCTGCTCGTGTTTGAGCTTGCACAACCACTTGCTCAGCGTCACGTGCAGCAATCGCTGCATGCGTCGCTTCATTCGCTGCCGCTGAGGCTTCCTGTACATTTGCTTTGATCTCGCCGGATAGATATTTCACCAGGTCATCCCGAAAAGCCGGCGTCAAATTCTTTTCTTCCACCGTTCCATCACGCAAACTGCCATCATCTAACTGCAACAACGCCAGGTTTTGTCGGAGTGGATTAATCGAAGACGCGACCCGATCCAATTCGGCGTTCAATGCGGTGTGATCGGTTTCATTGCCATAATCGACGGCAAAATCTTTTTGTCGGTGATAACGAGGCGGCTGCATCGAAGTTATCCTTTAATAGAAGCGCCAGTCTTAGCAACGGGCTTTTGCTGAGCAATAGATTGAATTGCATTAGCTAGCGCCGGTGACTCTGACACGCCAAAAATATCCGTAACGACTTTCTCACCGTACTTGCCAACCAAACGCAAATATTCGTTATCGATCTCGATCTCACGTTTGCAAAATATGTCACCGACACTCACGTTTTCTTTACCGTACAGACTGCACAAAATACCGAGTTCGTGCTTAAACACGCTAGTCGGCGTCGTGGTGTGCGCATCCCGTCGAATTTCGAGGGACACAATAGGGGCTTGAGTCATAGTTGAATTCTCTTAATGAAACCGGCACCGCTCGTATCGCTACCAACGGTGCGGGAGAGTTATTTAATCGCCAAGACGGCGTGAGCATTACTTCGATCGGTACTTAGAGCACACCGTAAATTGACCATTGTGTAGAGCGCTAAGGTGTCATGCGGACGCGTGGGCGTCACAATATCCATATCGTCATCGGAATATTTCAAGTACCGAGTATTGAGTAAGTAGCAACGCTTTTCCCACTGAGTCTCTGGCGTTTCAAGCGTATCCAACGTTTGAAAGATAGGATCCCAAATGATCTCGATGCCTTTATAGAAGAGGCCTGTAGAAGTCGCTGTGCCAACCCCCAAATCTACTGTTTTGGGCTTGGCTGCATCCGCGTTTTGAGTAATGGTTATTTCTTGCTTATACGCGTCGATAAAATCCGAACCCGCTAAAATAAAGTTTGGACTGCCACCATTGCGGATACACGCACGCCAAGCTTTCTCCAACTTGCCAGAGAGGTCGCCTTCGGTCGTCGTATCCAATGTTAAGTCGGCATAATTACGCCAGTAGGTCGCCGTAGCACGATTAATGCCACCAATGATCCCTGTCGTGGGTTTAGTCGCAATAATCGCATCCAGGCCCGTGATCGCATCGGTCGAGGACGTCCCATCACGATGCAACTCAATATCCAACTTTTCTAAAAAGCCAAGCCGCAATGCCTCCATTTGCTCGTTGAGCAAATTAATCAGTTGGACTTTTTCATTTTGTTCAAGCTTGTGTGCGCCACGCTTACCTTCGCGCACTTTAATACCATTCCCAAACAGTCGATCATGCTCAAGATAAAGTCCATCCACCGCACGACGCCATGGAAAGGCAGCAGATTCGGTTGTATTGCGTTTATTGAAAACAACGGGTTCCGCTCCGTAAGCCCATTTAAAGCCAGAGCCGTATTCTTTACGGACGTTTTCAACAATGTTTTGCTTAGCGCCCATAAACGACTTGCGTTTGGACAGCAGTTTCTTAAGGAAGGGATGTTCCGTGCCGATGTTATCGACCGGGATATTGCGTAGATATTCGTCTAATGAGACCTTGGCGAGTTCCGCCAGGTCAGCTTGGGAAATAGGCATAATTTGTCGCTCTAGAATGAAAGTTAAATAAACAACTTTCACACCACCCAGAACGCAAAACTGGGAAAATAGGCTTGTTTGATTCCGTGCGCGACCTTCGGATTACTTCGGCTTAGTCAAACAAACAACTGCGCTACGGGACGCGATCCCCGCGGTAACAGCGACAAATTCAAGTGTGAGGATTCTCAATATAGCGTCCAGTTATTAAATTGGACTCTTTACGAGATAAACATCAATGATACACAAATTTTAAAATCTGTCAACCGCCCTTCTAACTTTTAATTTCTTTCTACCAATTAGCATGGTTGGCATCTTCAAATGCTATACATTAAATACAGATTTTCATGAGGGACTCACTATGCGCAACACAGCCAAAATATTCACGACAGGTCGTAGCCAAGCCGTGGAGCTACCCATAGAATTCCGCTTTGAGGGCAATGAAGTTTTTATCCGCCGCGATCCAAGTACCGGAGACGTGATCTTGTCTCGCAAACCCGATTCATGGCAAGGATTTTTTGATGTCTTGGCACACACCTCCATACCTGACAACTTCATGGCAGAGCGCCCAATGAATGTCATCCCAAAAACGGGTTAAACACAGGCACTTGGAAGCGATCAAAATCCCGCGTATTTCGAGTAACAACTGTGAGCTTGTGCACAAGCGCACTGGCTGCAATCATAGCGTCCTCGTAAACAGTATCTGACTGCCGGTGCATCAGTTTTGCCCATTGCCGAAAGGTTGCTACGTCCATAGGTAATACATTGTAGGTTGCTCCGACCTGATCGGCCCATGCCTCTATCGCTGCTGCTTTAGCGGCATCTTGCTCACGTGTGATTTCAATACCAGCTTGAATTTCGCCGAGTGTGACAGCACAAAGATGAAGATCAGAATCAGCAACGCTTTCAAGCCACATCACGACTGCTCCATGCGGTCGTGGTTTGCGTAGCTCCGAAACAACGTTGGTATCAAGAAGAAACATGGTGACCTTACAACACGACAGTCGTTCGACGTTTTGCCAATCCACGCTGGGGTAGATCAAAATCGGCACGGCCCACGTCGGACATTAGCAAAGCCTTGAGTGAGGGGCGTGCCGCATTAGTCAATCGGTTCCATTCCACGATAGGCACGAGCACAGCGGTTTCTGTACCGCGCCGGGTTACTATCTGCGGTCCTTCGTTTATGCAGGTGTCAAGTAACTCGCTGAAACGAGCCTTAGCGTCTTGTACGGGCCAAATATGCATGACAACTCCTTTAATGACTAGATTTATGACTAGTCTATCAAGGTTTTAGTGATGCTACAAGTGTTAGTAATAAGCTATTCGATTCTTACACTCGTACTGAAAAGTATCCCAATTTTTAGCTCATTGAAAAACTAAAAATTTATTGCTTAACACTTCTTGCTTTCCTATAGTAAAAAAACCGCTACGGGGTTTTCGCTTATTACTTAAGTGCCTTTTCACTTAGCAACATATGGAGACTAGCATGACGCTCATCGACCCTTCTAGTAACTCCAGAAGTATGCCCACTCCCAATACAAATTATCATATAGTGGACAACACGACTACATTAAATGATAGTGCTCTCTCGGCTGTAAATGATCAACTAAATAGGAAAATTGAAGAGCTTGAAAATTTGCACAAACAAGAACTATGTGAGTTAAAAAATCTACTTAAAGATCAAAATCAAAAAATTTCAGATTTAGAAAAATCGATAAAAGAACTCACTGAAGAATCAAATAATATTTCAAATAAAACTTCAAATTTTCCTCTAAAAAGCAGTATTTTATATGAGCTTACGGATCCATCTTCTCAGAACCTAATCTATCGTATTTATGGGTTTAAGGCATGGGATGGAATTAGTTGGGGTCGATTATCGACCAAAAAGGAAACTACAATTGAATTCGTTTCACCTTTTCCCCAAAAATTTACTCTTGACCTCAAAGGCTATTGTTATGGAAACCGTGCCGATACAATGAATAACTTTGAGATTTATATCGGCAAATTTGATGAAAAAAAATATAGGAAAGAATTTCAACTAGCTCGATATACTGGTGAAATAGATTCTGTCACTTTTTCATTTAAAACAGAAGAGGAAGAAAATAATACTATCTGGATAGTTACACCAAGCCATTCTAATGTTAATACAAACCTCGGAATATGCCTTTCCTCTTTGAGCATTTTTCCAAGATAAATAATAGAGGCATCAATATTTTTAAGATCCACATTATATTGTAGGGGAAAGTTGAGCGATAACTTTACCCTACGAAAATGAATGTAAACAAATTGTCAAAGCCCCATCTTATCCATAATTTGTTCTATCCGCTTTTCAGGTTCTTGCGCAGAGTTGACAGCAGGTCGACCCAACGTAGACGGACGCGAGCTAATCGGCGAGGGGGACCTTGGTTGTGTCGCAGCAATTTGTATTGAATCGTAGAGCATACGGACCGCTGAGGCCCACTGATGCGGCTGATAGGTTGAAGCAAATTCTTGAAGCTTGCTCGGGTCAGCAAAATACGACTCAACCACTTTCATCCGCGCAGAATGATCCATTTCGTGGCTACGGCTTTGCAAATACTGTGCCATCGAAACTTTACCTTCCTCAACGGATAATGTAAATTTTTGCTGTTCTTGCTGTGCAGCAAATTCAGCCTGTTGGCGTTGCTGCATAACATGACGTTCACGCCGCAGCATCGCCATCTCTACGGCCCGCTCGCGCTGGATTTCCCCGCCCGTGACCGCTTGCGCCAAATCGGGAAAATCACTTAACGTATCCACCCCAGGCGCTTCCACGCCTAAGCGTTTACATAGCGTATCCCGCTGCGCATTCGCCATTTGCAGCGCGACACGCCAATCATCAGGGTTATTCGACAGGGTCAAACGGCCATATTCTAGTGTTTGCGCAAAATCCTGTGCCGACATGCCCGTTGCACTCACCATGTTTCGGATTTCATTCAGATCTGATTCGTACTGCTTGCGTTCAGCAAACACTTGGCGAATGCGTTCACGCCCGCGCTCAGAGTTAAGGCCTTCTAATAATTCACCCTCTTCCTGATTGCCCGACAATACCTCAGTCTCGCCCTGCGGTACGCTCTCTTTAGGCAAAAAGCGCCCATCAGCACCGCGCAAAGGCGACTCTGGCGCATCGACTTCACTTTCTTCTTCCACCTCATCTTCTGTCTGTTGCGAAGAATCCTCACCATTTGCCGTCATCGAATCCAATAACGCTGACACTTTTGGGGGCAGATTGTCGACACTATAGGGTTCTGAGGAGGCTTCATTGCCTTGCTCTAATTCAGGCGACTCAGCAAGCCCAACAGATACATCCTGGTCAGCCGTTTCGATTGCGATTTCATCTTGTGACACGATTTAAACTCCATTAAAAGTAGAAACAGGGGACTCGCTAGGCGGCAGTCCGGCAGGGCCATCAGGCAGAGTGTGCGCGCTCATTTCAGGGGGCATGTCTGAAGGCGCTCCCTGCATGCCCATTGGCGCAGGTTGTGGCGGGCGTGGGATAAACTGCTCAATATCAATCCGCTCATCGAATCGAGTCATCGTCTCGCGCAACAAGGCTTTGATGGGCTCAATATCGACGCCCTGCGCCGACAACTGAATCATTTGCATAATCATCTGCTGTACAACCGGCAATGCTTTAGCCCACCCCTCTTGATTCTGCAACTTGTCCGGCGCACCCGTGGTCCCTGCCCGAATCGTCACTTCGACCATATCAAACACCTGTTCGCGAGACATTTGCGGCCAATCAAAAGAAGGGATTTCTATAACTTGACCATCCGGCATCCCTTGCTCTTTGGGCGGCCCCATGTAACGTTGCACCTGTTCTGGCGTGAGTTCCTGCAACAGAATCTGCGCCGTGTACATGCTCATTTCTTGCAACCAATCTTCCACTTTGTCTCGAAACTCACCAATGCGGCCAGATAACGCCTGCTGCATAATGTTCGATTCGGTCGCCGTTTTGGGTGTCACAATCGTCGAGCGCGCCGCATCTTGCAAGCCCGTGACTTGCTCCCAATCCGCCCGAATCGGGCCGGTATCGTAATCTGCCGGCTGGATCGGAATGCCCTGCCCTGGCGTAATCACTTGATTGACTGGACGGCCATCTGTATCCAGCAAAATAATTTCACCAATCGCCGTCTGAATATGTCGCCCAATACTTTTTTCTGAAATATCGGAGGACGCGACCCAATGCGGTTTATTTAAGTCTCGATGCTGAACAAATTTATCTCGCGTATCGTTGTATTCACGCTGTAATTTTTCTGTCAGATCGACCAAGCAAGGCGCTGTGAATTGTCCATCCAGCACCGAAAATGGCAGCAAGAAAAACGGATACCAGCGGCACCCCACTCGGCTGGGCGAATACGGCTCACGCACAAAAAAATCGCATCCGTCCGCCAAGGTATACACTCGCTTTGATTGCTTATCCCAAATTTCAATCAAGCAAATTTGCTCATCTTCGCTTGCTGGCGCATCCGGCATAGCAAAGCGGCTACTGTGCTCTGTGGCTTGACCATTCGCTTCTTTATACGGTTTGGCCCCACGTAAATCGACCTTAAACACAGATTCAGCCTGAGCACGCTTCATCGGCACCAGTTGCGCCATCCAGTCCGCCGACTCATAATCGTGAAACTCACATACCGCTGGATCGATCAACACGTTTTCCGAAAGCACTTTATCGATCACGATCCCTTCTGCCGACACCACGTCCACTTGTTCTTGTAAGGCTTGCAACGTCTGCTTTAATTCCGCATGGTGGGCTTCATGTTGCGCGGTCTCTTCAGGTCTCTGTGAACGTTGCATCAGATGCTCTAAATGCGCTAGAGCGCTCTGAGCATCGTTCATGCGATCCATAATCAGCGGATCTTGATGCATGTCGCGCTGATAGGTAACTTTCAGCGCTCCATAGTAGGTAACCATTGCAGCGAGCACAGCCGATTTAGCTCGCTTTTTGAGCTTAGCATCCGCTAGAGAGCGATTTAATACGGTTTCTAGCGTTTTGCAAAAGAGCGAGCGATCCACATTCGCATGAAGCGGCGAGACACTGATTTCAGGATTACGTGCATAAATATTCGGTAGTGTCGCCGCTACCGTAGCAAAAATCAGGTTGGTGCGCAGCGTATAAAAATCTTCGCTATTTGGGTCCTTGCTCCAGTTAAAACCACTCACCAGTTTACGGTTGTGGCGCATCCGCTGATGGAGTGTGTCCCAATGCTTACGAGCAGCGCTTAAGCGTTGATTCCACTGCCGCGCCAATGCATCCGGCTCTGGTTTAGGCAAACTGCTTGATGAGTTTTCTTTAAGTTTCATACGGTGAATGCGTAACGGTTGTTGTCATAGTGATAATCGGCGTGCTCTGGATCAATTGATGCGCGCTCCTCCTCAGGCATACGGCGGCGGCGCATTAAGCCGTAGCGCGTTGCATCCCAAGCATGGTCTTCTGCATCGCTATCAACATCTTCTGGATTCATATGGTCGGGCGGTAATGCGGGTATCGTGCGTATCCAATGCTTGCAAGTCGAAAAGACTTTGAGCCGGTCCTCACTGAGTAACCGGATAATTTCCTGGGCGCCATTGACCCGTGAGCGCGGTCCATTCCAAGCCTCTTGCCAACGTATTCCGCTTTCTTTAAAAATCTGCCCAATCGATCGATCCGCGCCAATCTTGCTAAAAATCGATGGGTCAGCTAGGTTTTGGCGATAGTCATAGCCTAAACGGGCGTCATGCTCTTCAATGGTCTTAATCCTTTTAGCCACCGCCGCCGCATCCTCACGGGTGCCGGTATTGTCTTTGCCGCCATAGCCGTACAGCTCGCGCCAAATGTAATGGCACCCATCTTGGTCCAGCGCAAACCAATACACCGCGTACGGACGAGCATAGCCCCAATCCAGCGCCTTCCAGACCTTCCATGTAGATGGGATTGGGAAAGGCGTGACGATATGCTTTTGAGGCTGCCAAACGGACTCCAGAAAAGCCCCTGCGTGAATCTCCCAACTGCCTTCGAGCCAAGCTTTTCTGCGGTTTGGGTCTTTAATGCTTTCTAATGTCGGCAAATAATTCGGATCGTTCTGGAGTAAATGACGGTTTTCTTCAAGCCGGCTATGAATGCGCACACGGGGTTGCTGATTGGCCTCATGAATGACTGTGCTTGGCGGCACTCCATCGAGACCAAGCTTAAAACGGGCTTTGACGGCCCCATGCCCTACTCCGTAGGGATTGCATGTAGCTCTGACCATACGGGGCATACCGGCAAACGACGAGCGGCACGTTGAATGCATCGCCTCGTAAAAGCCCAGTGTGCGCCAGTTGGTTAGCTCTTCAAAGCCCAGCCATGGATATTCATGGCCGTGATAGTTCCAATAATCATCCTCTGTGCTGCCATACCGAAAAAACAGCATCTCGCCAGTCGGCCACTTCCAAACATAGTTTGATTCGTTAAACTGAATGCCAGGGAAAATGCGATAGAACCAGCGCTTAGATTTAGCAACGACATCAGCTAATTGGGGGTAGGTCAATCGAAACAATGCGCCCCGCCAGTGCTCACCAAAGCCTTTTCCGCAGTGCTGCGCAAAACTCATCAGCAACGCATCCGTCTTACCACCGCCGCGTGTGCCTTCTAGCAGCGCTTCAAAAATGGGGCAGGCTAGAAAAAGCGTTTGGCTTCCAGGCAATGGAGCCCAAACAACATGATCAGGCAATTTACTTGCCATGGCTTTGCATCGCAGGCGCAATCTGCTCCCACTCGCCTTGCAACACAGGGATCGCTAACACGCCCGATTGCAGAGCCTTACCATCGCTCTTCACATCAATATCTTGCGGTGGGCGGCCAAAGCCGCGATCAAGCAACTCTTTAGCCGCTGATACGCGCGCTTGGGCCTTCTCCTGGGGGTCGTGCATGATCTGAACCAGCGTTGCGACTGCCGAGGTCGTATGCTGCCGTGCGAGTTCACGAACATGTGTAATTTCTTTGGGCCGTCCGCCTGGATTGCCCGATTTTCCTTTCTTAAAAGGCATTGTTATCGCTTGCTCTCAATACGTTAAAAGATTCACTCCGCATCACTCTACACCTGAAATTCTTCGGTACATGCACCTTCTTATATCTTGTAGGCAACTGCGCTCTACATTCGAACCGACAGATGCGTCCAACGGTCCACCGGCTGATCTCAAATTTCTCAGCCAGGGCCTCGTAACCCATCCCCTCATCGTGCAAATCTCGGATCAGTTCGACTTCCCTATTCGTCAGCCTCGCCATGTGATGGCTTTCGCCGATCCTTAAGCCCCTGTCATTCACTGCTACAGTTTTTAGAAACATATAAATTTCTACTGATTAGATAATTTTTTGTTTGCCCACGGTCGGCCAGGGCTTGGCCAGGGTTCCGGTCAGGGTGAAAAGCCAGTAACTACAAGGCTTGGTCAGGGTGGGTAGGGAAACAATCCCTTTACTCTTTATATATATATATATATATATATATTTATTTATATATAATAAATAGAAAATAACCATGACCACCCTGACCAACCCTTATGATTATTGACTTTAACCCTGGACAATCACCCTGGACAAGCCCTGACCGACCCTGACCACGATCAAGCGAATCCGCATAAATCTACGTGTTTAACGCGTATACCCGTATAGCCACATATCCGCGCATCGCCAACTCTGTGCCGCATCGCCCTCAATCCGCAAAAAGCTGCACGTAAGTTCTTTGCAAAAATTTCCCTGTTCCACAATTGCTTGCGTTCCTGTTCGTTACACCAGCTTCGCCAGGCTCCAAAAAGTTCACTGGTCGGGGTAAAAAATTCACTGCCTAGCTCGCAAACCTCGTCCACGAATGCCCCAATCGGGCTGTTTAACGCAGCCATTTCGTCAACCTCAACTTGCCCGCTTGCTGGCTGTATAAAGCGCCCTCGCTGGCGAAGGCGATCCAGCCCTTCCAGTGACCACCGCAAAATACCTGGCATCTCTGCGATTAACCGATCGCTTAGCCCAAGGTCTTCCCGTCCGTAGAACGACTGGCGTAGAGATAGGATGATGAAGCGGCCTACTAGAGCCCCAGAGGCATCACCAAGTTGGGGCGTCTCGTTGGTCAACACCACGAACCGAGTAGATAAGCGTCCATGCCACGCCTCCCTATTTTTACGGTCAATCGTTATGTCATCCTCGCCCGAGATCATTAGCAGGCGTTCTACGATAGCTTGCGTATTCGACTGGCCACTAATACGGGCGTCAGGCACCAGGGCGAGTAACTTGTTGATCAGGGGCTGCATACCAAAGTTCAAAGCCAAGCTATTCAGTGTCGGACTGGCTACATTGCTACGCCCCACCAGTGCAGAAAGCACGCGGCCAATGGTGCCTTTGCCCGAGCGCTTGGGCCCGATAAGGAGAAACATTTTTTGCTGGCGAGTATCAGCTGTAATTAAATAGCCGAACATCTCTTGCAATGTCTGAATGCTCTCGGTGTCCCCCTCAAAAACCTGGTCGAGGAATGTTAGCCAGTTTTGCGGCGTGGCTTCGGCATCCCATGGATAAGGAAGTGCGTTGAGATTGAAGTAACCTGGCGTATGCGGCAAAAGCTGCCGGCTCTTCACGTGGAGAAGGCCATTCGCCACGGTAATTAGATCATGGGGTGCAGCGCCGCTGTATCCAGGCAACCAGCGAGGCGCAGCGACCCCAGGCAAAGCGCCAACTGCCCGCAATGCGTCCAAGCCGCTTTCCACTTGCGACTTGCTCGGTTTGAAAGGCTCAATTCCACCTTCCTTGGCATACTTTTTAGATTTTCCCAACCACAACCAGAAGGACGCACGAATTTCATCGTCAGGCATCTCGACCCAGTGGCTGCCGACGTGCCGGTACCATACCCCTTGGACTCGTTGCAGAGTCTGACCTTCGTCGCCCTGCGCCTCACACTCGATGTAGCGATGCGCCATGCTGATAAAATCTTTGGCATCTAACACCACATCATCTTTGCTCTTAGCCAGAGCTGCGGCCCGACGGATATATCGCAATGTTACCGGCGCTCGGTTTTCCAAGCGGCCAAAACCATCCCATTTGGCCTCGAGCAATTCTCGCCCAGGATACTTTCCGGTTTTCTCGCTATCGCTCCAGGCATCCCACAAATCTATCCCCCTCACCTCCCCATCGGTTTCGTGGTGCAGCGCCATCCCTACTTGCAACCAATCTAGATAACCCATATCAGGATCTAGACAGGACAGCCATTCCCGTATCTCATCATCTGAAGCATTAAGCGGAGAAACATACGTCATTAGAGGATCGTCATCATCAGTTATCGCTGGATGAGTCGAGGCCCCGGGAAATCGTTCGTTAAACAGCGTCAGGATGTCATCACTCAGGTCTTCTATCCTGTCTTCGAAACCAAACATTTCGCAAATAGGCAAGACATCCCCAGTAAAGGTCAGAAAACCTCGACTACAAAACGTCTCGAAGCCGAAAACGCCTGGCCTTGCACGAGATTTTTTGTCGGCAAGCATGCCACGCATGAAGGCATGTACGCCCTTACCGCTGGGCGACCATTCGGCGTAGGTGCCTGCGATGAGACATTCGACTTCCCGCAGTAAATTCCCCTCCAGGTCAACGACGTCATCGAAGTCCAGACCGACCAAGCCCCAGTCCGGTAGCATGGCGAAGCCGACTCCATCCCAGCCACCTGCCTCGAATACCGCGATAGCCTCATCGAACGAAGCAAGGTTCGCTCTATCCGCCACGCTGCCTTGCTTGCCGTTACGTGGTACGCCGTTAACATAAAAAGGTACCTTGAGCTGCTTCTTCCCCCTTGGCTCCTGGACAAATTTCCACACCAGCCAGCCACGCATCTCTTTCAACAACGAGGGAGCATTCATCATGCGCCATCCTGTAAACTTGCTAAGTACTGGCGAACATGACGGAGATTCTTTACGCTTTCAAAAAATTGTTTAACAGAAGCGTTCTTCTTGCAACATTTCATATTGTGGAAGAAATTCATTACATTCTCTTTCAATAAAGTGCTTTGACATGGGCGTTTGCTACTATCGTCTCTTCACCTCTATTCACATTCATTCAACTAACTCCTCCAGTTTAAGAACAGCATTACGTAATTTAACTACCAGACTGTATTTCGGGTCTTTGTGCATACCGTGCAAAATCCGACTAATGGTGGCTTGTGTCGATTCAGTCTCATTGGCAATCTCCTCCTGAGACCAACCCGCCCTAACTAACAAAACAACAAGCTCAGAAGGTGTGTGCAGATATGCTTGTGGGATATTGTTCACTATTAAATACCCTTTCGTTTTGATCAGGAGCGCATACTATAGCTATACTTTCCAAAAAATGAAATACCTTAATGGTTTGTATTATAATAATATACGTTGACGCATACGTGGTTTAACCGGGGAAATATATGAAAACCGTGAACAAAAATTTGGCTTTTTTAATAAAAAAGGCCGGCATCAATGCCACCAAACTGGCGAAAGCCACTGGGATTAACCAGCCAACAGTCCACCGTATTCTTTCAGGGGAAAGTGATGATCCTCGCTCAACTACCCTAGCCCCTTTGGCGGAATACTTTGGATGTTCTGCTGAAGCGTTGCGCAGCATAGATCTAGAACGGATGTATGAAAAGCACCCTGCAGAGACGATGCTAAAGCTTATGGAAAACCTCAAAGATGAGAACAACGCGGCAACCAACGTTGCGTTTCTAGCTCCACTTGTAAAAAAAATGAAGGAAGTGCTAGTTATAGGTACTGTAGAAGGTGCAACAGACGGTTCTTTAAAAGAAATGAGGCCCACCGAGGATTTCAGCAACTTGGTCATTGAGTACCCAGGCCGAGGCAAAGATGTCTACGCCCTAAGAATCAAAGGCGAAGCCATGCGCCCCAGGATTCGATCTGGAGAATTTATTATTGTTGAGCCGTTCACTGAACCTCGCTCAGCTGATGACGTTATTGTCATTTTCGATGATGGAAAGAAGATGCTAAGAGAACTGCTTTATGTTCGTGATGGAGACGTTACCCTAGGCCCCATTAACGGTAATTCTGTGCCCATCAGCATTCCAACTAAAGACCTAAAATTACAATATGTCGCAGCCATTATCCCGAGAGGCAAAGCTTATAAAGCTGAGTAGAAAGACAGAAAAATATTTTAGAGTAAAAATACTAATTTAATTTTGAGACCTCCAGCATGGCAGCAGTGATACAACGAATATCCTGACTATTGCTTATTCCAACAGGCCCGATAGCCATCTCCTCCAACTGCGCAAATCCCGCCCATTTACCATCGGCGGGATTTTTTTCGCTTTAAGTTTATTTAATATACGTTTACGTATTGACATATAAAACACGAAATAACATTATTCACTCGGGTATCAAAAATGAAGAAGCGGCAAATGATGTCCGTCTAAATGACTCAAACCAACTTAAGAATTTAGGAGCTTCTATGTTTCCAATCACCGTCACCATCAGCAACCAGGCACAATTCAATGCCGTTATGGCCTTATTTCAAAATGCAGATAACGAGCCAGTAATCAATACCTCCCCTGCAATAAATGCCAAGAGCAAAACTGCGCCCAAAAAAGAAACGGTTAAAAAGGATAGCTCTGCGCCAGCAAATCTTACGACCACCCAGGTGCCAGCAATATTGGTAGCTAATAAGCAACCAACCTACACATACGAAGAGGCCGCGAAAGTGCTCCTCGAATTCTCAAAGACCGATGGATACGGTACGGTTAAAGCCGTGTTGAGGCAATTCGGTGCAAATAACCTGCCTGAGATTAAGCCGGAAAACTATGCAGCAGTGATTGAAGCTGTAATGGCCGCAAAGGGGTAAGTCATGGCGTTGGCACATGCGCAACTATCCCCTTCCAGCGCACATCGTTGGCTGTACTGCCCCGCTAGCGTAGCCCTTGAGGCTGCCTATCTTGATGAGTCAAGCGAATTCGCGGACGAAGGGACCGCCGCTCACGACTTGGCTGCTCTGGCTCTTACAGAAGGTAAAGATGCGGTTGCTTACCTGGGGCGCACCACCAAAGTCAACAACAAAGAGTGGGAGTTCACTGATGAGATGACCGGATATGTTCAGAAATATCTGGATTACGTCCGTAGCATCAAAGGTGTGCTGATGGTCGAACAACGTTTACCCATCGAGGATATTACGGGTGAAGAAGGAGCCAAAGGCACATCGGATGCTGTGATTCTGGCTGGCGATGAACTTATCATTGTCGACCTTAAATATGGCCGTGGCGTCAAAGTAGAGGCTGACCATAACGAGCAATTGGCAATTTATGCCCAGGCTGCACTTAACGCGTTTGGGTTCCTTGGTGAATTTAAACGCATGCGTCTGGTCATTGTTCAGCCTCGTCTAGGCCATATTAGTGAATGGGCCAGCAGCAGCCTCGATTATCTTCAAACTTTTACTGATCGCGTCAAGATCGGCGCGGATCGATGCAAAGCCGCTGTCACCTACTTTAAGCAACACAATACGCTTCATCCCAATTATTTCATGCCAGGCGAAAAGCAATGCCGCTTCTGCAAAGCAAAAGCAACCTGTCCCGTATTAGCCCAGCATGTACTAACGACTGTTGCTGATGATTTTGTAGATTTAGCCAAACCCATTGCACCGCAGATCGAAAACGCTACGAATCGTACGGTCGATAACAAAACTCTGGGCAATCTGCTTGGATCCGTGGATTTGATCGAGAACTGGTGCAAAGCCATCCGCGGCAAAGTCGAAAGCGAACTCCTAACCGGCAATCCAGTATCTGGCTACAAGTTAGTTGAGGGTCGCCGTGGCTCCCGTAAATGGATGGATGCAGACGAAGTCGAAAAAATGCTCAAAGTCATGCGTTTAAAGACTGAGCAAATATACGACCTCTCTCTAATTTCTCCAACCAGCGCAGAAAAATTGCACAAGTCAGGTGCCATCGGGAAACGGCAATGGCCCAAGCTACAAGCGCTGATTACTCAGTCAGAAGGCAAGGCAAGCGTTGCGCCTGAATCCGATAAGCGCCCCGCACTTGGTATTGCATCGGTCTCTGATGACTTTGAAAATTTGAAAGAAGCAGCGTGAAAGACGACCAGGACTACCCACTTGGGCTTGCAAAAGTACTACCGCTTCATGCAGCCAAGCTACTGCACCATGCAGCGCAAACCCCGATTTCTATATGCGACTCGCAGTCGAGGATAGAAGCAATCGACCAGGCCACCGATTGGATTAAACGAAAGTACCCACAATTTTTTAGATAGGAATAGATATGAAACTCAAACTAAATAATGTACGTCTCGCATTCCCTGCTTTATTTGAAGCCAAAACTGTGAATGGTGAAGGCAAGCCTTCGTTTTCCGCCGTTTTCCTGATAAGCAAACATGATCCTCAAGTCAAAATCATCATGCAGGCCTTCGATATAACTGCAAAAGAGAAATGGGGCGCAAAAGCAGAAAGCATCCTCAAGCAATTACGTAACCAGGATAAAACCGCTCTGCACGATGGCGATAGCGACTCAAAAAAAGATTACGACGGCTTTGAAGGCAATTTATATCTATCCGCCCGCAACAGCGCACGTCCTCTGGTTCTCGACCTCGATAAAACCCCCTTGGTCGAAATGGAAGGTAGACCCTATGCGGGCTGTTACGTAAACGCCAGCGTAGAACTCTGGGCGCAAGACAACAACTACGGAAAACGCATCAATGCCACTTTACGCGGCGTCCAGTTCTTCGCCGAAGGCGATGCATTCACTGGTGGCGGCTGCGCCAGTGAAGAAGAGTTTGATGATCTTAGCGTAGATACCAACATTGAAGATCTTGTGCCTCTAATGAAAGCCGCCGCATAGAGAGACTTTCATTCTTCTTCTTGCAGAAGTAATGCCGAATCTTCAGCCAGGAGGAATCCTGGCAGCCAGGGCGATTTTTTCCTCCTTTTAAATCGTGACCTGGCCGATTGACTGCCGTAAGCAGTCGCTTTCGCCGAAATAGCCTGAACGTACAACATATTGTCAGCGGGACACGCCATGTTAAAGAGAATTGAATTAGCGAAAACAGGTAGTAAAAAGCCGATTGCGAACGACTTAATGCAGAACAAAGCAAGGCCCTCCAAATTTGAGAACCTTTACAAAAATATTTACGACACTCTATTTGCAATTTTTAACGGATTCAACTATTCTAGTCTTGTCTCGAGAGAGATGGAGCCTAGAACCTCCAAGGATAAGCGGTGCCCGCACCCGATAGATTTGCGTTTTTTTTACGCCCCGGACATTCAGCCATGGCCGGGAGGGCGACGGATACAAGACCCAAAAGGGAAAGAAGTCCACCTAGCTTATCCTAGGTTTCTAGCCTCCCGGCCGCCTTGCCGGATGTGTCTAGAAACGCTCCGGCAAGACGTTTATCACAACGTCTCGATAAGGAGCGTTTCATGACTACGTCCATCATTACTACGGGCGCAATTGCCCGATCCAATACCCCTACGATGTCTAGCTTGGAGATCGCTAGGTTAACTGATAAAACGCACAATAATGTTTTAAGGGACATTCGCAACGTTTTAATTCAAGCTGAAATCGATCTGCTCAGATTTGAGCAGATCGAAAAATTCGCAAACAATCGTACCCGTGTTGTCTATAACCTCCCTCGTCTAGAATGCGATCTAATCGTCAGTGGCTATAGTGTTAAATACCGTTGGTCTATCATCCAACGGTGGCATGAACTAGAAAAACAAGCTGCACAGCGATCCTTTCCATCGACTACGCTTTTGCCTGTAGAACAAATCAAAGAACTCCAAATCCGTTTGGATCGCTTGAGCAATCTATTTAACCCACTCAGTCAGCCTTTCGGTGATGTCACGGACATTTCTCGTTTGCTAAGAGGACGCTGCCCAAGGTTGAATAAACCTGTGCCTTCTTACGTTAACGTCCTCGATACATCTGCTGAGATTCACGAGAACTGGCCCACCTGGAAATTTCACGTATCTCCTGCCAAGAAATTAGCGCCAAAACATGAACTGGAGGAGGTCTAAATGCTCGCCCACTCCATACATTCTCAATACGATAAGAATGCTCTTGTCTCGGTCCTGGCCAAGCAAGCTCAAGCAGTCCATTATCGGGAAGGCTTTGCCATAAAAAAGCTTTACATCGATCTAGAAACGTTTTCCGAAACGCCAATAACCCATGGCACGCATGCGTATGCTGAAAATGCAGAGATCATGTTGTTTGCCTGGGCACTGGATGATAACGTTGTGAATGTGTGGGACTGCACAGCGGATCCAACAGTCCCAGCCGACCTACTCAACGCATTCGAGGATTCGTCAGTAGAAATATGGGCGCACAACTCCCACTTTGATCGTACCGTGCTAGCGCATGCCGCGCCCTTTCCAGCAGCATTGCGAGCCGCGAAGGTTATATCTCGCTGGCGCGATACCATGGTCAAAGCGTTTGCTCATTCTTTGCCTGGCGCATTGGGCACCCTGTGTGAAGTCTTCAAGCTATCCACAGACCAAGCCAAAGATAAAGAGGGTCGCCAGTTGGTTCATTTATTCTGCAAGCCACACTCAGAGACTAGCAAGATACACCGAGCTACACGCAAAACCCATCCGGCACAGTGGGCCAAGTTTGTCGAGTACGCCCGACTCGACATCGAAGCGATGCGCGCCATTGATCAGAAGCTGCCCAATTGGAATTATCGCGATGCTGAACTTGCGCTGTGGCACCTGGATCAGTGCATCAACGACCGTGGCTTTCTGGTGGACACCGCTTTAGCCCATGCGGCGATTAAAACAGTAAACCGCGAGCAAAAGAAACTGGCGACGCGTACCCAGGAGTTAACCGAAGGCGAAGTCAATACGGCGACTCAGCGTGATGCCCTGCTACGCCACTTACTGAAGGCCTACGACGTTGATCTACCTGATCTACAAAAAAGCACACTAGAGCGTCGCGTTAATGATCTAACACTGCCTTCGGGACTACGTGAATTACTGGCGATCCGATTACAAGCCAGCACGACCAGTACCAGCAAATATAAGACACTGGTCAATGGCGTTAGCAAAGATGATCGGCTACGCGGCACCTTGCAATTCAATGGTGCCCATCGTACGGGTCGTTGGGCGGGTCGCTTGTTTCAACCTCAAAACATCCCAAAACCTGCATTGAGCCAGTCTCATATCAAAATCGGCATTGACGCCATCAAAGCGGATTGTGCTGACTTGATTTTCGATAATGTGATGGAACTGACCAGCAGCGCCATTCGGGGCAGCATTATTGCACCCCAAGGCAAAAAACTGGTGATCGCAGACTTAGCCAATATTGAAGGCCGTGTATTGGCCTGGCTTGCGGGCGAAGAGTGGAAACTCAAAGCCTTTCGTGATTTTGATGCGGGTATTGGGCAGGATCTCTACAAACTGGCGTTCGCTAAATCTTTTGGGATTAAGCCGGAAAACGTGACGGACGAAAATCGGCAAGTCGGCAAGGTGCAAGAACTCGCACTCGGCTATGAAGGGGGCGTGGGTGCATTTTTGACCTTTTCAGCAGTCTACCGCATCGATCTAGAAGCGATGAGCAAACAGGCCATTGGCTCAATCCCTGCCCCTCTCCTAGCAGAAGCCGAAAAAGCGCTCGCTTGGACTAGGCTGATGAAACGCCCCACCTTTGGTTTATCCGATAGAGCATGGTTAGTCTGCGATTCATTTAAGCGCTCGTGGCGCTACGCGCACCCGAAAATTACTTCCTTCTGGAAAGAGCTGGAAGAAGCGGCGCGCTCAGCGATTTTGTGTCCAGGTATAACTTTTACTTGTCGCCGCCTCAAGCTACAGCGCGATGGTGCATGGCTGCGCATTCACCTGCCCTCCGGCCGATATCTCTGTTACCCCAGCCCGCAAGTCAGTGAAGCCGAAAAAATCTCTTACATGGGCGTAGACCAGTACACCCGTAAATGGAGCCGTTTAAACACATACGGCGGGAAGTTGGCCGAGAACATTACTCAGGCTGTCAGCCGCGACCTCCTAGCCGCGCATATGCAGGCGATTGATGACGAGGGGTATCGGATCGTTCTGTCTGTGCATGACGAGCTAATTACAGAAACGCCCGATTCCGAAGAATTCAATGTCGACCATCTCATCGCCATGATGTCAACGAATCCCGTATGGGCTTCGGAATTACCGCTTGCCGCTAAAGGTTTTCAAACCTACCGGTATAAAAAGGGGTAGACATGCAACGAATTATTAATGCCACTCGCCTTTTCTCTATGTACCGCAGTTGGGGATTTTCATTGAACGTCGCACTACGTCTCTCTTGGGAGCGCTCAGCATGAAAGAAAGCATGATTGAAAAGCACCTGGTCGAGCGCGTCAAAACACTGGGCGGAGAAATACGCAAAGTTAAATGGATCGGTCGGCGCGGCGCACCGGACCGCGTAGCGATGTTGCCCGATGTCTGCGGCCCGCTATGGGTTGAACTCAAAGCCGCGGGAAAGAGTTGCCGTCCCCACCAAATCCGCGAGCACGAACGCATGAAGCGAATGGGGCAGCGTGTTTTTGTCATCAACTCCTTGGAAGGCGTGGACGATTTGCTTTTCAGTATCCAAAACCGAGGATGAACATGGCCCGTCAGATATTCACCCCCCGACCCTACCAGCACATGATGATCGATCACACGCTATCGACCCAACGCGGCGCTGTTTGGGCCGGTATGGGCATGGGTAAGTCTGTTTCTACGCTCTCCGCGCTGGATATTCTGGAGTTGGTTGAGCCAGGTCCTGCCTTGGTGTTAGCGCCATTACGCGTGGCCGCCTGCACCTGGCCGGATGAAGCGAAGAAATGGGTGCATTTAAAAGACGTCGAAGTTTCCGCCGTGGTCGGCACACCGGCTGAGCGTTGTGCCGCACTCAAACGCCCTGCTACCGTCTACACCACCAACTATGACAACCTCCCCTGGTTAGTTGAACACTATGGCAATAGGTGGCCATTCCTCAAAGTCGTCGCTGACGAATCGACCAAACTTAAATCTTTTAGGATCCGTCAGGGCAGTAAGCGTGCGCATGCGCTAGGCCGTGTGGCGCACTCCAAAATAAACCGGTTTATTGAATTAACCGGCACCCCTAGTCCGAACGGATTACAGGATCTTTGGGGGCAAGCATGGTTCCTCGATCAAGGAGTGCGGCTTGGGCGCAGTTTTGAGGCCTTTAAATCTCGCTGGTTCCAGTCGATTCAAGTGGGTTCTGATCGGCACGCGGTCAAACTCACCCCCTTACCCTTTGCTCAAGAGCAAATTGAAGAGCGGTTACGCGACCTGTGTATTTCCCTGGATGCGCGAGACTATTTTGATACTGCACAGCCTGTCACGCACACCGTTTACGTTGAGCTGCCCGCTAAAGCGCGAAAACTGTACAGCGATATGGAGCGTGAAATGTTCATGGCGCTGGATTGCAGTACCGAAATCGAAGCGCTCAATGCAGCGAGCAAAACAATCAAGTGCCTGCAATTGGCAAACGGTGCGATCTATATAGACGATACCGGCAGTGCGTGGGCCGAAGTGCACGATGTCAAGTTACAAGCACTAGAAGAAATTATTGAAGAAGCGGCTGGCATGCCCGTACTCGTTGCATACCACTTCAAAAGCGATTTAATCCGATTACAAAAAGCCTTCCCTAAAGGCCGCGCCCTTGATCAAAACCCTCACACGATCCGAGATTGGAACGCTGGAAAAATACCCGTCATGTTTGCCCACCCTGCTAGCGCAGGCCATGGCTTAAATCTGCAAGATGGTGGAAATATTTTAGTGTTCTTCGGCCACTGGTGGGACCTCGAACAATTCTTACAGATTATCGAACGGATCGGACCGACTCGCCAAGCACAGGCGGGACATAACCGGCCGGTATTCGTTTACTCCATCGTCGCTGCCGACACCGTGGATGAAATTGTGATGGCGCGACGAGATTCAAAACGGGGCATTCAAGATTTATTGCTAGAAGCCATGAAGAGAAAGAGAGCCGCCTGA